CAAAACCGATAGTTCACGACTTGATTGCGGACGGGACGCAAAACGGAACGATGCCCGGCGAGAGCGTGTACAACTACGCGAATTACGCCGATCTTGCGCATGGTTGGTTACATGCAGGAACGACGTTCGACGTCGAGATCGCAGGGTTTTCTCCAGACGAAGAAGCCGAGATGAGCGAGGCGTTGCAACGCGGGGCGCGGTTCGCGTTCCTGCTGGAACCGGAGGTGGAACAATGACGGACAAACTGAAGCTATACATGGGCATAAAGTATCGGTCGCACGAGTGGATTCTTTCCGCTGCCGGAATTCGTGACAAACAGAAACGCTCGGAAGCGGCACGAGCAATCGGCGTGCATGAGCTTGCGGCGTGGATGCTCGGGCTGGACGAACCGACAATAGAGAGCATCGCCAAATGCCTTGATCGCAACACGGCAACGCACATCGACATTCCGTATGGGTGGTTCGGAAACAGAAACTCCACGAGCACATGGATGGTGCGCGTATTCGACAAGGACAAGAAGACAGGCCCGCGCGAATTCTCAGATCTGAATCTCGCGGCGGTTGATGATTTGCGCGAGTTGCTCGATCTGTTGAGCGGGATGAAGAATCCTGCGTTTTTGCGTTGTCTCGAAACTCTCCAGCAAGACAAGGCGAAGGTGCACATCTTCGATGGCGACGCGATTCAGGCGAAGACTTGCAACTCGGCGTACATCTCATTGGACAAACTCAAGACGGTACTCGCCTTGAGCAACGAAGACGACATGAGGCGCGGGCCTGAATACCGCGAAATGATCTGGAGCGAGCGGCAAGGGTTTTTCGACGGGAGCAAGAAGCTCAATCTCGACTCGGAGCACGCGTACAACTCGCACGTGTTCACGATGCAAGAGGGTTGGCGCGTCATCGGCAACGTGTACATCGATAGCGCGTTCCTGTTGCCGCCGAAAGCCGAGAGCGAGGCGGACGCATGACAACCCCGTTCAAGCCGCTGGGCCGTAAGGCATACGGACACATCCCACACCTTCCAGGATCGCGCATGGGCGAAGGAGATCACAAATGCCACGAAGGGCATGCGCGCATCGCAACAGAGCGTACCCGAGACCGACACGACCGCGTCATCGTCACCGAGAAGCTCGACGGCTCCTGCTGCGCCGTCGCCAACATCGACGGGCAGATCTGCGCGCTTGGGAGGTCTGGCTATCTCGCTAAATCAAGCCCGTACGAGCAGCATCAACTGTTTGCCTACTGGGTGCGTCGAGAGCAAGACAGGTTCCGGCATCTTCCGGAAGGCTACCGCATCGTCGGTGAATGGCTGGCACAGGCACATGGGACGCGGTACGAGCTTAATCCACTTACAGAGCCATTCGTCGTGTTCGATGTTTTCGATGAGCACAATATTCGGGCGTCAACAAGCGACGCAAGATATTTTGCGTCCACATGTCAACTAGACAGCCCATATGTAATACACGCAGGAGATCCAATCTCAATCGAGCGAGCCATAGAGATGCTTGACTCCGGGCAAAGAGGATCTGAACGCCACTACGGCTTTCACGGAGCCACTGAGCCGGTCGAGGGGGCTGTGTGGCGCGTTGAACGTGAAGGAACGTTCGACTTCATGTGCAAGTGGGTGCGTCCAGACAAGATTGACGGTAAGTATCTGCCGGAAATCAGCGGCGGCGATGCCGTGTGGAATTGGAGGCCGTGATGAGATGGCTCGTGATTAAGACGTTCCTAGAGTTCCTGTGGCACCCGACGTGTGGGCGCGCGCAATGCGTCTGTATCGTGATGGAGCCGTTTGTGTGCATCCAAGGAGCACGTTACATGAAAGGGTATTTTCGCAAGGCTGCTCAATACAAAGAACGGGCGAATAGTTTGAACATGTGTGAAAGAGAGGTAAGCTGATGACCATCCTCGAACGCAAAGCCCGAAGCGCGATCCTCTCTTTCTGCAAGTCGAAGGGCCACAAAGTCCAGCGAGTCCGCCACATCCACCCGCGCGCGTACGTGCTGGCAAGGTTCGCGCCGTCCGCTATCGTCATTGGGTTCCCGTGGCAGGACTCAGAGCCACATCCACGGGAACTTGAGCGCGCAATGGGAACAAACAGCCGTATCAGCAATATGTTCGAGGCTGGCATTCGGCCCGGCGACTGGGTGTCGATCGGATACGTCGTCGGCCAACACGGAACGTGGACTGTGGCCGTGAAGGCTGTCGAATGAACGCATCCTATCCCATCCTCAGTGAACACCTAGACGATGCTGACTTCCAGCAGGCCCGCTTCGCTTTGCGCGAGCGAAGAACGTATCGCACTGAACAGGGATCGCACGAAGATAACAAGTGCCACAGGGCGAACCCGGCAGACAGCGCGCTCGCTGAACGTCTTGCCGTGGCCGGCATCGACGTGAGCGACGGCGACTTCATCCTGATGTGCGAGTTGCAGGACAGTGGCATGACGCAAGACGAGGCAATCCACTTCGAGAAGGAGTAGCGAATGCAAGACAAGAAACCAAGAGCGCGCGATGCCGAAGTCGTATCGGTTCAAACGCCAATAGGCCCTGTTCGTATGGTGATAAAGGCCAATAGGTATCGACGCATCGCGTGTGCGCGGCGCGCCACACTCAAGGAGAAGATGATCGAATGGGCCGCTGAATGGTTTCGCGATTACGAGTCCGCTAGAATCGTCACTATCAGGAATCGACCGAAACGCATCACAAAGAGAGTGCGCGAGGAAGCGGAACATAAGCTCAGGCCGCTCGATGAGCCAGTGAAACGCAAACCGCGTGTTGCGTCATTGTCGGAAACGTGAAGGAGATCTGATGCAGAAACGGAAGCCGCGCGCCTCAAACAAATGCGAACGCGCATTTTTCTCAGTCAAGGCGAACTCGCGGAAACTCGCCTACGCCAGGTATCAACAGGGCGCGACCGACGTTCAGGTTTTGGCCATGGCCGTCAAAGAAATACTCCGGTTCCTTGAGGAAGGCCGCGTGCCAGAACATGTACGCAAGATGGCCCTTGAGGCGTGTGTACAGGAAATCGAGTCTGGTGAATTGAACGACACGTGCAGTTGGGACAAGACACTATGAAGAACAAAGAGATCGTCGGGACGATGTTTTGGATAGCGGCAGTCCTGTTCTTTGTGGCTGCGGCGATATTGCTCGCCCAAGGACTTATCGAATGAATCTCGCGGGGCGCCTTGGGCGCGCCAGTCATCGCTTTTACTAAAGTAAAAGCTCTAAAGGACGCGCGCGCGCGTATCTATGGCGAGTTGTAGAAACCACAATAGGAGCATGATACAGTGAGAGAAATCTGCCACATCTTTATAAAGACTGGCTGTCAAGACAGCTGGAAGACGGCGGACTGCCAGAGGATATACGAGATTACCGAGGCTGACCACCAATGGCTAATTCGCAAGTATGGCGAAGAAAACAAGCATGGCGAAGGAAAACCAAAAACACTCGTCGCTGCGCAGGTTCTTCTCGCCTTCGCGGCCCTGGGGTTGGCGTCTTTTCTTGCTGTGATGTCGTATGGAATCTGGATGATTTTTCTTTCCGCAACGTGAAGGATGGTTTTGAAATGAGCAAACGAGGATCGTGGAAGGCAATTAATGGCATGTCCGCCATTCACCTCTGTGAGCTAATCGAGAAATACAAAGACAAGCTATCAGAGAAAGAGGTGCGCGTCATGAAGTTGAGATTAGGGATCGCAGACCCTCTTTCTCCGCCGTGCACAATACGTGAGATTGCGGAGAAGATGAACCTGAGCGAAAGGCAGATACTGAAAATATGCGATATCGGGCTTATTAGGCTCCTTAAAATGCCTCCAGGATCATTTGAGCATCCGCCTAGCCATCCGATGTGCAAGCACCCAATTCAGTAAGTCTCAAGCGACTACAATCGCCCGATTTGAATGTACAGCGCGGTAGTTCGAGAGAGAAAGGGATGACATAATGGACACGCGTGAAATATGCAGGGTATTCGGGATACTGCCGAAGTATTTACACATGTATGGGACCGGCTCTCCAATTGAGGCGGTATTCCCAGAATTCAATACAAGCGAAGAGGCTGCCTATCTGCTGAGCAAGCTGAAAGGTTTTGCGGTTGGACCTAACGATAACGAGTGCTTCCGGTTCTACATTGTCTCGGATCCGCCTTCCGCTTCCAAGGATTACTCGTCATTCTGCAAGGCCGTTCTTGCCGCTGCTGAGCATTACATCTCCAGCGAGATTGCCTGATCTGAATGTACAGTGCGGTAGGATGAACGTATGATGTTAAACAATAAACAGAGAGCGTTCGTGACGGAATACGTCAAAGATTGGAACGGCACACAGGCCGCGATCCGTGCCGGGTATTCGAAAAGAACGGCAAATGAACAGGCCGCGCAACTATTAGCGAAACTTAGTATCCAAGAAGAGATCGGGCGCATTCAGAGTGAAACGCGTTCTTCCGCAATTGCAACAAAAGACGAACTGTGCGAGATTCTGACTGCAATAGTGCGCGCAAACGTTCCTGACTACAGTGGGCCGTGCGGCGGAATTGACATGAACGCCGGGGACCCGCGTGCAATTCAAGAGCACTCGCAAAACGAACTCGGAACCAAGCTGAAAATGCACAGCAAGATTGCGGCGGCGCAACAGTTATGCAAGATCCTCGGGTTCGAAGCGCCAGCCAAACAAGAAATCACCGGAAACATAGTATACCGCGACCCGTTGCACGATGACCTATAACCGCGCGTTCAAGCCGACCGCTGCGCAACTGGTGGCGCTTGATATCCTTGGAAGCCCAGCAAGTGAAATCCTTCTATACGGAGGTTCCCGCTCCGGCAAGACGTTCATCTTCCTCTACTCGATTCTGTACAGGGCGATCAAGGCAGCGGGTTCGCGACATGCGATTCTCCGTCGCCATTTCAACACCGTCAAGCAATCCGTCGCCCTCGACACGTTCCCGAAAGTCTTGCGGACATGCCAGCCAGATCTCGTATGCCCTATCAACAAGACGGACTGGTTTGTCCAGTTGCCAAACGGTTCAGAAATCTGGTTTGGCGGGCTGGATGACAAAGATCGCGTAGACAAAATTCTCGGTAAAGAGTTCGCGACGATCTGGTTCAACGAGTGTTCGGAAATATCGGCGGACTCAGTCGAGACTGCAATGACGCGACTGGCCCAAAAGACGGCGCTCAAGAACAGGGTTTACTTTGACTGCAACCCTCCGTCGAAACGGCATTGGGTATACAAGCGATTCTTCGGCGATGGAATTGACCCGGCGTCGCATGCGTCGATGCGCATGAACCCGTCAGACAACCGCGAGAACATCGCGGAGGGGTACATCGAGAACGTCCTTGAAAAGCTGTCCAAGACCAAGCGGAAGCGTTTCCTGGAAGGCAAGTTCGATGACGAGGTCGAGGGGGCGCTCTGGACGCAATCCGAAATCGACCGTGACCGCGTACATCGAATCCCCGCCAACGTCGACCTTGCCCGCGTGGTTGTCGCGCTTGACCCGTCCGCAACGTCAACCGGAGACGAAGCAGGCGTCGTAGTGGCCGGCAAAGGCACGGACGGGCATTATTACGTCATGGACGATATGAGCGTCCAGGGGAGCCCCGCAACATGGGCACGCGCGGCCTGTACGGCTTACTACAGGCACAAGGCAGACAGACTGGTGTACGAGTCCAACCAGGGCGGCGAAATGGTTGCAGGCACGATTGAGGCCGTTGACAAGAACGTCCCAGTCATGCCCGTCCACGCATCGCGCGGAAAGATCACGCGCGCCGAACCTATAGCGGCGCTAAGCGAGCAGGGACTTGTCCATATGGTTGGAGAATTCGCGCTTCTCGAAGACGAACTGTGTCAGTGGAGCGCCGGGGATCCGGATAGCCCGAACCGGCTTGACGCCATGGTGTGGGCGCTCACAGAGCTTTCCGGCGGCGTCGATGTCAAGTACGAATATGAGGCGCTCAAGGGGATAGGGGTCTTCTAAGGGGTTCCCTCTTCAGGTTTTGCCTTTGTCGAAACCTGTACACTGCGCTTGACTGTCTGCATGGCAGACGCTGATCTTAATACGCAGCATCCCGACTACGTTGCGACGGAAGCTGTCCGCACGGTTGCGCGAAACCTCTACGACGGGGCCGCAACCGTCAAGGCGGCTGGCGACACGTATTTGTTTCAGGGGGACAACGAGACAGACTCGAACTACCTCCTACGCTCCGCCCGCGCGGTATACGAGAACTACCCAGCCAAAGTCGTAAACGCCCGCATGGGTTTGCTGTTTCGCAAAGCCCCGACACGCAAACTCCCGCCACGCCTTGCCGAATTCGAAAACAACGTCGATAAGCGCGACACGTCGGCTTCCGTGTTCTTCGAGGGAGTCGTGAGAAACGCGCAAGTGGACGGCATCTCATGGGTTGCGGTCGATATGCCTACCGCGCCGGAAGCCGGATTCGCGTCAAAAGGCGAAGAGGCGAAGGCGCAACACCGGCCATTCTTTGAGAGCATCCCGGCGGCAAACGTCATCGACTGGGAAGTGGATCCGGTAGACAACAAGCTTCTTTGGGCCGTCGTTACCGAAACCGAGAAGGCTGTGCGCGAAACTCCAGGCGTAGCCGCCGAAGACGTGACGATTCACAAGGTGTGGACTCGCACGACATGGGAACGGTACGAAGACGACGCTCTCGTTTCGCACGGCGAAAACACGTCTGGTGTTGTGCCGCTGGTGCCGTTCTTCGGAATCAAAAACACCGATTTCAGCGGATGGCCGGTCACGCGCGACATTCACGATCATGCGATTCTGATTTACAACAAGACCAGCGATAAAGACTGGTTTGAATACCTCATGGCTCACCCGGTGGCATACGTCATTGGGCCGAAAAAGCCGGAGAGATTCGACACGGGCCAGGGGTTCTTCGTTGATTCCAGCCAGGCCGGATCCGCGCAAATATCACTTGGCTATCTTGAGCCGTCGTGCTCTGGACTTGCTTCCATTCAGGAGTCAATAGATCGGCTTGTCGAGAGCATCTACCAGATCGCGCTCGCACAGGCTAAGAAAGACAGCGCACAAGTGCAGTCGGCGGACTCCCAGCGCGAAGACCGGCACGAGTTCAAATCCTCGCTCATTTCCACAAGCCTTGCTGCCGAATCCGCAGAATCGCAGGCATGGCAGATCATGGCGATCTGGGCCGGTGACACCGGCGCAATCGAGGTTTCCTACAACCGCGATTTCGATGACGCGTCCATTGATTCCGGAATGATTTCCATCATGTCAGGCCTGGTGGCGTCAGACCAGCTCACGCTCAAGACATTCCTTGAAACCCTTCAGGCGGGTGAACAGCTTCCGCCCACTTTCGACGTTGCCGCCGAACTTGCAGCGCTCGAACAGCAACGCGCGGCACGAGCGGAAACCAACATAGACATTACCGCGGAGGAACATTCCGATGGACAGTGACAACAAACCAAAACCGCCGAATCCCGGTTTGACGGAGAACATTCCAGCAAGCCCGATGCGCCCGGCTGCAGACACGAAGGCGATCCGCGACGCGGCGAATCAGGTAGCGCGCGCCAACTCGCTTATTTCTGAGTCAATCGCGGCGCTCGAATCAATCCAAAGGCGCGATACATCGCGTTTTGCACGTCAACGAATTGAGGAAGCGCTTCGCCTGTTGCGCAGCGCATGAAGTGATGGCGTACGCGCGGCCTTACAGCGCGGCGAAGACACGGGCTCATACCCGGCACGGTAACGCGAACCGATAATGCGGAAATAGAGGAACAAACATCATGGATTTCAGAATTGGACAAGGCGGCACGCTAATCGGCGAAGACGGGAAACCGTTTGTTGTCGATGGGAAAGAAATCAAGGTTGACATCGAGGATCAGATCAAGGACCGGCTCGAACGCCAGCGCGCGCAACTGACAAAGGAACTGTCCGCAAAAGACGATCAGATCCGGGCGTTGAAAGCGCAGACCGCGAGAACACCGGAACTTGAGCTGATGCTTGTTGACCTGCAATCGCAGAAACGCGAACTGGAACAACAAGCTCAGGAAACGGCCACGAAACTTTCCGAAGCGGAACGCTCGGCAGAACAACGTGTCGCCAGTCAGTTGGGCCAGTTCAAGACCGAAGCGGAGCGGTACAAGCAAGAGCTTGAATCGGAACGCCAGGCCAGATTGCGCGAGCAGATCACCAACGTGATTCACGGCGCCGCAAAAGACAAGTTCAACGACGTAGCCACGGACGTTGTTCCTCACCTGCTCCAAGCCCACAAACGCGAGCCCGAACTCGGACCGGACGGTAAGCCCGTCGATGGCAAGTTCAAAGACCTGTTCGAAATCCGCTTCAAGAAAGAAGACGGATCCGACGCGTCCGAACTGATGCCGGTCGATAAGGCGCTTGACATTTGGGGCCAGATGCATCCGCACCACGTCCGGGCAACCGGAGGGAGCGGGTCGGGCGGCGGGAACTATATTCCCGGCGCGTCAGGAATGAAACGCAGCCAAATGAACCCGAAAGACAAATCGGATTTCATAGACAAACACGGAAAGGCGGCATACGGAAAGTTGCCGCTGTGAGGTAACTAACCATGGCGTACACACGTAACACCTTTATAATTTACGACGACCAGTTCCAAACGGGCCTTGAGGAATCCGTCGCGCAAAACCTTGCGTTGTTCAACGGCTCCTCGAAAGGCGCGATTGTCCTGAAGTCCGAAGCGTTGCAGGGAGACTATTCGCAAGGCGCGATGATGCTTCTGCCGACGGATGGCGACAACCACCGCGACCCGAACAGCGTCGCCGCAGTGAGCGATATCGATCTCGTGCAGGGCGAACTTGTCTCCGTGAACATCTGCCGTCGGCAAGGCCCGTTCGCCAAAACGCTTGACGCTTGGGCGCAGATTGAAGCCGATCCGGGCGCGCTTTCCATCCTCGTCGGCACGTGGCTTGGCCAACTCAAGGCCCAGCAGATGGTGAAATCGTCCATCTCGGCTCTGGTGAATGCGCTCTTGACGCAAAGTTCACTCACTTTCGACGCGACCGCCGAAACCACGAAAACGCTCACCACGCAGAATCTCGCGAAAGGTTTCGCAAAGATGGGCGACCGCGCGGAATCGATCACGTGTCTCGTGATGCATTCGCTCGATTACTACAACTTGGTGGACAACCAGCTCGGCGACAAGATGGACACCATCGCCGGGCTGATCGCGTACGGCGGAAACGCCGCGACGCTTGGCCGCACCGTGATCGTAACCGACGAATCCTCGCTGATTACGGCGGTAAGCGGCGAGACAACCGTCCGCTACATCCTTGGCCTGCAATCGAGTGCGGCGGTCATCAAAGACAGCGCGCAGTCTCCGCTCGAATACGAGGTTGAGCTTGCCAAGGCAAACCTCATCGGGCGCATCCAGGGCGAATACACGATGCAGCTCGGCCTGCGCGGGATGGCGTGGGACATGACCGGCGGCGGCGCAAACCCGAACGATGCAGCCATCGCAACGGGCTCGAACTGGACCAAGGTGGCGTCAAGCGTCAAAGACCTGCCCGGCTTCGTCATCAAGGTGAACTAGACCAAACTGGCGGCGGGCAATTCAGAAATGGATTGCCCGCCGCACACATGAGGAGCACATGATTCTACTCGTTTTCGTCAAGCCGGATGACACAATCGGGCGCGCTTGTGTTTCCGGCCTTTCTGCGCTTGGCCACCGTCCGCGCCTCCGCAACGCGCAACACGTCAAAGACTGCGAAGTTGAGACCTGCGACATGGTTGTGTGTGATGCTGGATGGCATGCACAGAAAGTCATCTCCGCATACGGGAAAGCCGGTATCCCTGTAATCGTTGTAGGCGATCCGATCTTACCGATGGATGGGTACAAATCCATCACGCTCGATTCATGGGAAGGGATCCCACCGGTCGAATGCCCAAATGACCGCGCCGTTTCCATTGGGGCTGCACCTCGGTTCGGGTTTGACGGCAATGTCCTAACGTTTGACGGAGCACAGATCGCCGAATGCGGCGAAGAATGCGACGCCGAATCAGTCGGATCGCGCCTCGCATATGCTGTTTGGAGCCTGAAAGAAATCGAATCGGGCGCGCCGTTTGCCTTCATATTCGACGTGATTTCCGGTAAGGAGATTGTACCGACCGAACCTGAGATCGTTGAACCTGAGCCAGCCTGTGAAGCCGTCGAGGCAGCAAAGACGGAAGCCAATACGGAACTGAAAGAAATCTCTGTCCCGAACGAACAAAAGCGCCGCGGGCGTCCGCCGGGGAGGAAAAGCAAGTGAGCGGTACAACTCTGTGGTTGACCGAAGAAGAGGCAGACGCCTATTTCGTCACGCGCCTATGGGCGTCGGCTACTTGGCTTGTGTCGGGCGTCGACAAGACCGCCGCGCTGACAACGGCGCAGTCCGATCTTGAATCGTGTGCCGATTACGATTTCACGGATTACGTAGCCGCGCCTACGGACGCCATGAAGAATGCCGTATGCGAGCAGGCGTTGTTCCTGCTCCAGAATCCCGAAATGGAAGAACGTCTTGCATTGCGTTCGCAGGGCGTGACAGCCGCCGGAATCGTCCAGGAAACATACCTCGATTCGCCAAACACCAGCGTTGTTATTTCGCCGCGCGCGATCAAGATCCTCGGCGCGACGTACGCCGCCACAACGGGCAACGCGTTCGAGGTTGTCCGATGATTTACGTGCACAAGGCGATGCAGCGGATCCGAGATGCGCGTGTAGTTGTGGGTGCCGACGGGGAGATCAGAAGCAGATTGTCACTTGAACGCGATCCGCCGAAGCGCGGCCATGGATTGGCCCCGAACAACAACCGCCGCGTCACTCCCGCACAACCAGCGAAGTTTGCCGGCAAAATGCTTCACGAAGTCATGCCTGAAAAGTCATGGGCCGGGCGTCGATGCTTCCTGATCGGCGGCGGGCCGTCACTGAAAGGCTTTGATTGGGCGCGTCTGCACGGCGAGCTTGTCATCGGAATCAACCGGGCGTTCGAAGTCATTGACCCGGCGATCCTGTATTCGATGGACATCGGATGCTTCTATGCGTGGGCCAATACTGGCCAGCTACCGCCGTCCGCGTCGATGACATCGACGCAACTCACTGAGCGCTACAAATCGCTCAAGGCAACCAGGGTCATGCAGCTTGGCAAAGACCAGGACCGCCTTGACGCTGGCATTTATGGAATCGATACCGATTCGAACGTTGGCGGTAACCCATCGCTTGCACGTGGGATCCTTCCAAACACGAATTCAGGGTACGGGGCACTTGCGCTGGCCATCGCTATGGGGGCGTCGGAAATCTACCTGCTCGGCTATGACATGGGAGCCGGGACCGACAGCCCAAAACAATCGTGGTGGCACGACGGATACGCCACCGTACAGGGGAGCATCGTCTACAAGCGGATGCTCGTGGATTTCGATCACAGCGCCGAAGAATTCAAACAGCGCGCGCGGATCGTGAACCTGAACCCGGCGTCGAATCTCCGACATTTCGAGTTTGGAAACATCGAGGACATTCAGCCGACGCCAGCGAAGCCGCTTGTTGTCGGATACTACACAATCGGAACGCCGTACGAGGCCGAAGCGCGCGAAATGGAACGCTCAGCGCATCGCATGGGGCTTGACGTTGTTCTTCGTGGAATCGAAGTGCGCGGTTCGTGGGTGGAAAATTGCGCGGCCAAGCCGGAAATCATCCGCGATGTCCAGGCCGAATTCCCGGACAGGGCGATCCTGTACGTGGACGCCGACGCCCGGTTTCAGCGATACCCGGCGTTGTTTGATGGTTGCAACCTCGGCGACATGGCGTGCCACCGACTGGGGGCCACAGACGAATTGCTGAGCGGCACGCTGTATTTCGGACCAACGCCAGCCGCGCGCGCGCTTGTAGAGGCATGGATCGAAGAATGCAAAGCGAATCCTCTTTCTCGTGAATCACGCGCTTTGAGCAATGCAATGACGCGTTTCGGCGGAGATGTGAGATCGTTTCCCCCTGAATATTGCCGCGTCCGCTTGAATGGCAAACAGCATTCCGGCGATTCCGTAATAGAAATCGGAAATGGAAAAGAAAAGACCGTCTATGTAAACGGGTATCTTGGGTTCGGGGACAATATATCGCAGCGCCCGTTCATAAAGCGGCTGTCGAAAACTCACGACAGGGTGTACCTTGAAACGCCGCTCCCGGAACTCTATTTCGATATTCCAAACGTCGCGTTTGTCCGTCCAAAGACAAATCTGCGCACACAGATGAAGAACGTAAGCGCCTCAACGTGCAAGTTCGTAGAGCGCCCGACAGGCGTTCATGAATACGATTGGCGCGTCATGGCGGCAAGCGAGCCAGAGCCGCACAATCCACACGAGTTCTACGCGCGTCTTGTTGGAGGCTCATACGATTTCAAGCTTCCTGTCCGTCCGCAATGGATCGAGGCCGCCTACGATGCGCTGAAGCCTTTCCCGTTACGCGACAAACCAAAGATCTGCCTCATCAAGTGGCCAACGGTTCGAAAAGAATGGAGAGTCGAAAGCCGATGCCCGTCTGTTGATGCGTTTCAGCGCGCAATAGACAGGGTTCGCAAAGATCACTGGATCGTTTCCTGGAATGATCTAAAGGATGGGGAAGAATGGCTTGTCGGGGAACCGAAGAACGTTGATATTGCGTTCGATCATGGGGAACTTTCATTCACAACGATCTGTGGACTGTCGGCGATATCCGATCTTGTCATCTGTTATCCGTCCGTGGCGATGCTCTTGGGGATTGCGACGCGAACGAAAACGCTGTGCCTGTTTGGCGGCCATCTTGGCCCGAAGAATCTTCTTTCGCCAAAGATGGGGCTTGAGCAGTTCTCCTATATCGAGCCGGACAATCCGAAATACATGCCAGGAAGCAATTACCACATCGACACGACGGTATCGCCAAAACGTCTAGATGCGGCTGTAGACGATCTTCTTTCGCGCGCGCCGTTGCCTCGAAAATGCGCATCCGTAGCCATTCCTCCTGGAATTGGCGATATGCATTGGATAGCGCTGAAACTTGATAGCTTCAAGAAGAAGAATGAGATCGATCATTTGACGGTAGTCGCGCATCAGGACGCCGGCCATCAAAACAGCCTTTCCTACCTTCAGTCTTTGTCATTTGTCGATGCTGTTGAAGATCGCGGGTATCTATCGTGCTGGAAATTCGGCGCGCCACGCCACGAATTGCGCACAATCAGAAAGAGCTTGTGCGGATGCGACTACGTTATCGAGTTCAACAGCGATCTGGAAGACGGGAAACGCCTTGAAGACATTCTGCCGGAATACGAAGTCGATTGGAACATGCCAATCTCGATATCCGAAGAAGATGTCTCATGGGCGGAATCGATAACGGATGGAATACCACCCGTCTTGTTCTACGGTTCATCGAATTCAATGAACCGGGCGTGGGCAAAGCAGACTTGGAATTCGGGCGATTGGGCGATATTGGCGCGCCTTGTATTTGAAGATACCGGCCACAAGCCATTCATGATTGGGCAGACGTGGGACGCCGACTTCTCGAAAGAAATACAGAAGCATCCGGACGGAGACTACATTCGTTTCATCGTCGGCAAAACTTCTCTCGGCCAGGTGTTTGCGCTTCTGAAGTCGTGTGCGGCCACAGTGGCGTTTGCGTCCGGGCTCCCAATCATGTCCACGCACTTCAGAAGGCCAACTGTCATGCTGTGGCCGGAGCGCGGCGTGACGCCGGATGCGCATTTCGACAAGCCATTCCAAACGTCGTGGGTTCCTCCTGACATGCTTGAATCTGGAAAGTATGTGCCGATGTCTTTCGGGGCGACAAAGACAACTCCGCAAGGAATTCTTGAGAAAATGAGGGGAATCATCTGATGCCGATACTGGATTCGTTTGCGGAACATACCGCGCTGCAAAAGACAACGTGCATCTACACTCGCGGCCTAGCGTGGTGGATAGACGTTGGCTATGGGTTCCTGCAAGTGGAAGATCCAAAGGAAGACTACTTCGAATACTACAGATCTCTGGAGGCCACGCAGATCGGAATTGATCTGAACAGGTTTCGGTCTGAACTTGTTCGGAAATATATGGCAGGCGGAAAGGTTCTTGACGTTGGGATCGGAGATGGAGCGTTCATGCGCGCTGCTGAAAGCCTCGGGATCAACGCCGTAGGTTTCGACGTTGACGCAAAGTCGATTGATCACCTCAAGGAATCGGGAGCATTCTGCGATCCGTACGTTGACGGATTTGACGGCATTTCGGCCGTCACGATGTGGGATTCGCTTGAACACGTCCAATTCCCGGAAGTCCTGTTGAGCGCGATTTCGCATCAAATGGTGTTCGTATCCATACCTATCTTTCGCGACCTAGACCACGTCTTGAAGTCAAAGCATTTCAAGCCCAACGAACACTGGAGATACTTCACGCGGGATGGGTTCAGGGCGTTCATGCAATTTCATGGGTTCTCTTTCGTTTCGGTGTTGGACGGCGAAACGCAGATCGGGCGCGAGGATATACTCACGTTCGTTTGCCAGCGGCCAGTAAACGACTGATGCGAAAGCGCCGGCCAATCTGTGAAGCAACGCTGTGCTGCATCCCGTTCAAGGTTTTCGCATGCGATTTCGGCGGATCGTTCGATTGCACTACGCGAGAAATTGAGATCGGGATAGGCCGCGAGTCATGGGAATATTCCGTGTCCGTGCTTCTTCACGAGGCCCTTGAATGCGCGTTCGCACTGAAAGACATGCGGTTCTCGAATCCGTCTCACTACGACTCGCATGATTCGTACGTGTTCCAATTCAACCATCATCAATTCAGCGATGCAATCGAGGAAGCTGGGATATTCGTAGCCGACGTGATGCCGAAACTGCTAGTTGCATGGAACAGGAAGCATAAGCAATGACCGGCATGCCTCCAGAGCTATCGCGTGCCGCACAGGCGCGGATAGATTCGCTTGTCGAGGCATACAAGAAAGCACAGACGCGCCTCAACAAGATGCTGACAAAGGCGTCTTTGACGGATTTCCAGTCGTTCAGGATTAACGAACAACTGACGCAAATCAACCGTATCATCGACGCGCTTGACAAGGCCGCCAAAGACACGACAAAGGCGCTTGTGCCAGAGCTATACATGCAAGGGGCCGACATAGCCGCAGAAGCC